TTTGACGGGCAATCTAGGCAATGGGTTGGTCTGTCGTTACAAATGCCAAGGTGCTTGCACTCATAGGTATGTTGGGGAATACGCGCAAAGGCTTCATCCTCTAGCTCTTGGTCTTCCATCTCGCGTATGGTGCGCTTGCGCCATATAGTCTTACGCATACGGCAGCCATCTTCACAGTCTCTAAGACATAGGGACAGATAGGGGTAATGACAATCGGTTTGGTCACGCATGGCGTATGTCTCCAGTCATAATCAATGCAAGGGTGATGAGGTAAGTGGGGGCGTTGTGACCTTCTCGGACTCGGTCAAGCAGCCGGTGAGCGTCTTCAATGGTCATTTATTCCCCGCAAAAACATGATATTGCCTCTTCGTCAGGGTCAAACATATCCCTCTGTTCTTGGGAAAACTTGAGCATCTGCGCGTATGAGGGGCGGTCTTTAGAAAATTGTTTGTTGCCGTTGACTTGCTTGGTCAGCTCAAGGCTCTCCATTCTTGCCCACCAAGTAGCGCGTTCAGGCTTTTCTTTGATAAGGCTCAGTATTTGGGAGGCGGGTTTTAGGTAACAGAGGTCACAGTTTCCAGCCAAAGTCCTGCCATTGAAGGTTGTCAGGTTGAGGTTAAAGGGCTGCTGACTCCAGAACTCATTGACTGCATGGACATCTATGCCGGCAAGCGCGAGGGGCAAATGGCGCTCCATGCCCTCGGCTTCGGGGTTAGCTCTAATCTTGACAACTCTTCGCATCTCGTCAGCTCGGATGCCGACCAACTGCACGGGGCGATGGACTCCGATGCTGTCAAGGTACTTGCGGAAAGGTCTAATCTTTAGGTGCGTAGTGCAAATTCGCATCCCTGAGTTGGGCAAGAACTGCACCTTGCGTATGAGGGCTTCAAAGGGTTCGCCATCACGCGAGGCGGTGTCAAAGTCAACCTCGGCAAAACCCACTTCGTCATGGCGGTATTCAATCCAATGGATTTTCACGCCCCAATTAACCGAGCAGTCGCGCACAAATTCAAGGGTCGCTTCGTCTTCCTTGCCCGTGTTGGCAAAGCAGACCCGTGCCTCTTCGGGTAGTTTGCCTCCATGAGCCTGTAAGACGCGCCAAAGCATATAGGCAGAGGTGCGCCCTCCAGAAAAGGAAATGACGCTTGGCTCGGTTATTTTGAAGGGGTCGTGCATGGGTGTCCTGTTGGTTTCCATCCGAACTTGCGCCAAGTCGCCGTGACGTTGGTGTGAGCTGCGGGGATGTAATCAAAGTCGGGGTGAGTCACGGGCAACCTTGGGCGCGTAGGGCAGCGCGTAGGGGCTATTCGGGACAGTTGGGGCTTTAGCATGGCAACCTCTCAAAGATAGATTAGAAGGGCTAATGACACGACAAAGATTAAAGCACAGATGAGGTCATCGTTGGTCGGGGAGTGGGTGCGGGCGGGGGCGTTTCGGTCTACCTCGCGTGTGATGGCTGCGGTGATGTCTTGGTTGACCTTGTCGAATATAAAACGGCTGCTCATTTTTTGGACCTTTCAATTTGAAGATAGATGACTTGGGCGCTCGCATACATACGGGCGCTCAAGAAGAATTGGAATTTGGCGTGCAGCTCTTTCATGCTATCAACCTTTCAAAGTCGTGCGGGACTTCTTCAGGGAATTGGTCGAAGCATAGCCATGCGCGGTATTTGGTTTGAAGGCTGTCGAACATCCAAGTCGCGATGCGCGTGTTTTCAGGAAGGGCTGCGAATCGGCTATAAATGTGACCGTTAAGGTTTAGCCGTCTTGCGTAAAGAGCGCCAGCAAAACGCGCCCACTCGTTCTTTTCGTGTTGGTTTGGTGCAATCATGTTTAGCCCCTTGTGTATTCATAGTAGTCGTGATACTCGTCAATCTTGCGTTGAGCTATCTGCTTCCATGTGACGTTCTGAAGGAACGCGAGGGCATAGTCACGGGCTAGTCCGGGCTGTGATGTCTCTTCGATTTGCGACTCGGCAAACTCTTTGAGCCGTTCACCAAGGTCGTAAGCTGAGATGACTTCCTCGGTCGTTGGGTCTTCGCTCTCGGTCCAGAATTGCTCAATGTCGCAGCCGTCAAACATCTCAAGATTGACGCGCCATGTTTCATAGTTCATCCAACCGTTGTAGGTTTTGTCTGTCATAAATTACCCCTTAAAAAGTTAGTTAGGAATGGTGATAGCTCACCGCATAGCCCCAACTCGTGAGGCTATACGTTAGGTTATCGCGCGAGGGACTCTTCTAGGATGTGTTGAGCTGCCTTCTCTGCGTCTTTTATGCTGTCGACATACCAACCGGTGTATGTCTCACATTCCTGGTCAAAGAACAGCTCGTATACCTCTTGCGTATGGTCAAACTTTGCCCATATTTCATAGCCTTGTTTCTTGGCGATTAGTCTCATAAAAACCCCTTATTGATGGTTAGGAAATGGAAATTTTCTCAGGCGTACTGGCGGCAGTGGGTGTCGGCTTTGGCTAGGATTTCTTCAAGCGAGTCACTTTGGCAGACCGACTCGATAAAATCTTCGTCTGTCCAAACGCTCAAACCAAATCGAGGCTCACTTGCCCATTCTTTGAAGTCAGGGCTGTTGTAAAACTCTCTCAGCTCAGGCGCTTTGTAGTCACAGAAGACCATCAGTCGTTGACCATTTGGCAAGCTCTTGGAGAAAAGAGGCGCGACATCATGGCGATATGAAACGTCTTCCCAACCTTCAGGAAAGGTCAGGACATCGTCATAGTTTGGGAATTCTGTCTTGTAAGTCATACTTGAAACCCCTTGACCTCGAAGGTGTATGAGATGCCGTCAACGGTAAACGACAGGGCAGTCTGCTCACGGCTGAAGATAGGAGCGAGGGCGGTAATGACGGCTGAATAATGGGGATTGTCTTCGTTGTCACCGTCAACCTCGGCAGCCTCATAAATTGCGTCTGACAGCTCAAGCTCATTAAATGAAGTGTCAAAGACATAGACGGCTGAATCGTTTTCACCGGGACGGCAAACCCAACGTCCTTTGTCTAAAGGTATGCAGCTCGTGCCTGAGAAGTTGCTTGAGGTGTAGTAAAGGAACAGCTCTTCTTCACCGTGACGGCAGTCTTCATAAATCTCATGATAGGTTGCTGCTAGGTAGTTCTGAGCCTGTTCTAACAGGAGCATCACCTCTGCTTCAGAATGAACGTTAGTCCATGTCTTGACGGTCTCGCATTGGTCAACAAGACTATATGTCTTATTAGGTAGCTCTAGGAGCTGCACAATGCCGTCACCGTCAGCACAAAAGGAACGGACTGAGCCGTCCCCCTCATAAGCTCCGATAACGCTCCATACGACCTTTGATGAATTCACAGTTTGTAACTGCATATAAAACCCCCTTGTGATGATTAGGAATGTAGAGGTAGATTATCTACCCCTACACTATATAAGCATAATAGAATCGTGCCAGCTTTTGGAATAGTGTTTAAAATCAACAACTTAAAACATTGACTTTAAACCCTATGTAGAGCATAGTATTAAATAATAATTGACTATTCACAAGTTATCCACATAAGCAAAACACAATATATAGTTATGTTGTTAATATGTTATGAAGTAAATATAATGTGTTCATATTATGTTATCTACATACTATGTTATCTTCATACTATATATATTATATATAGTAAATATAATATGTAGTTAATGGTATTACATATATAATAACTGTCAATATACTATCAACATAATGACAATGTAAACAACAAGGGAGATGAGCGACAATGTCTACCGTCTGCCCGATGGTGAAAGTAAGTTAGCACCCACTCACATGGGGTCATGGTGTGTGTGAATACTCACTAACTTCTGTCAGGTACGTTAGTCAGCGCTCACTAACTTGGGTAATGGGTTGGTTAGCACTTACTCACTAAGCCTATGCTCTGCGCGGTCATCGATTGGGTTTAGGGGTGCTGAGAGGCGTGCCCCATTCCCCTTTCCCCCCAAAAAAAATATGTGTTTTCCTGTATAGTTGATTTGTTGGTGAACCAGATAGACGCTATCCCCATAGGGTAGAGAGTCGCTGGTTAGCCAGCAGTTGTCAGTTTCCTTTGATGGGACTTATGCCCTGCCCTTGTGGTTACTTGCGTATGCAAGTTTTCCTGCTTGTGGTGGGGCTTTTTTTTGTCTATACTGCCCAACATGGATATGGGGATGCAAATGATTAGTATGGAATTAACTAAAGATGTGCCTGTGCCACCTGACAAGCGGAGATATCCGTACAAGGTGATGGAGGTGGGGGACAGTTTCTTTGTTGACGGTGGGAAGTTACAAGTGGTGTGTAACAACAACTACCGGACTGGGAAGAAGTTGGATAGGAAATTTATCGCTAGATGCGAGGAAGGTGGGGTGAGGGTATGGAGAACGGTTTAGTGAATGGTCATAACGCCATGATGCCTATGGCTGCTGATGACATGAAGAAGGTCTACATGGAGCGTGTGTATGCCATGAGCCATGCTGAGTTGTTCCATGAGCTGATGCGTGTGCATACTGAGTCTGCTCGTCTTATGCTGATGGCACAAGAGGAGTTAGAGAAGGTGCGTAGCCAGCTTGAGCAATACGAACCTATCCACTAGAGAGCAGTTAAGGGCGAGTAGGGTTTGGCTTCAGGGAGAAGTCAGGGCTGCGCTTCTTTGTAAAACCAAGAAACAGAAGATTGCTCTGGTTGACAGATGGAAATTGCAGTATTCGCCCATAACTGTTCAGGAGCTACTAAATGTGGCTAGGAATAAGAAGGCTGCCGGGGACATCATTCATTGGAACTTAGATGAAATTTAATTTACAACAGTTCTATAAGTTCTGCGCTCAATTGAAGATTGAGACTAAGGAGCAAGGTCTAAGGAACATGGACCATCTCCTTGGGACACAGACCTATGTCATGGAGGAAATCTCCTCTGGCTTGGCTAACGGTATTCACTTCTTTGTTATTTTGAAGGGTCGGCAACTAGGTATCACCACCATATCCCTTGCGCTAGACCTTTATTGGCATTTCACTAACGCAGGGCTTGGGGGAACACTTGTTACAGACACCGAAGAAAACCGAGATATGTTCAGAGGAACACTCGGTGCATACATGGATGGACTCCCAAAAGAGTACAAAATCCCCATGCTTGCCCACAACAGAAACTCTCTGTCCCTCAAAAACAGAAGCCGTATCTTCTACCAAGTCGCAGGGTTGCGAGCCAAGGGTTCTCTCGGACGCGGAAAAGGCATCACATTTCTTCACGGCACAGAAACATCTTCTTGGGGTGACGAGGAAGGTCTGGCTTCCCTCTTAGCCTCTCTTGCTGAGACTAACCCTGAACGCCTCTACATCTTTGAATCTACCGCCCGTGGCTTCAATATGTTCCATGAGATGTACGTTACTGCTAAACGGGCTAGAACTCAGAAAGCTATTTTCTGTGGCTGGTGGCGCAATGAGTTCTACTCTGCTGACCCAGACTCAGACATCTACAAGGTCTACTGGGATGGCAAGCTCACCCCTGAAGAGAAAGAATGGACTAAGGACATCAAGAAGCTCTATAACTTTGAGGTCAACTCAAGACAGATGGCTTGGTGGAGATGGAAGATGTTGGAAGGCATCAAGGATGAGAGCCTGATGTACCAAGAGTTCCCACCGACTGAGGACTATGCCTTTGTGATGACCGGCACATCCTTCTTCTCTATTGCACGTTGCACAGATGCCGCCAAGATTTCTAAGAAGTTATCCTTTGACAACTACCGCTATGTCTTTGGGGCTAACTTCCAAGACACCCAAGTAGTCAAGTCAACGGAGCGCTTGGCTACCTTGAAGGTGTGGGAAGAGCCTGTAGACACCGCCTACTACGTCATTGGTGCTGACCCTGCTTACGGGTCAAGCGACTGGGCTGACCGCTTCTGTATTCAGGTCTATCGTTGCTACTCGGACGGTATGGAGCAAGTAGCTGCCTTTGCTACCTCTGAACTCAACACCTACCAGTTTGCTTGGGTGATTGCCCACCTTGCTGGCGCATACAAAAACTCAACCTTAAACCTTGAGGTCAATGGACCGGGACAAGCAGTTATTAACGAACTCAAGAATTTGAAGCGCCAAGCGGCTGCTATGGCTGGCGAGATTGGTCGGCAACTGATGGATGTCTATGGGTCAATGTCCAACTACATCTGGAGACGCAACGACACGATGGGTGGAATGTCCAACTCTATTGGCTGGCTAACAACCGTGCAGACCAAGGAACGTATGTTGTCCTACATGAAGGATTACTTTGAGCGCGGAATGATGGCGGTCTACGACATGGAGACTTTGGAAGAGATGAAGACCATAACCCGTGAGGGTGGGTCAATAGCCGCCTCTGGTCGCAACAAAGATGACCGAGTAATCGCCTCTGCTCTGGCGGCAGCAGCCTATGCTGAACAACTACAGCCTCGCCTGATAAGCCAAAGAATATCTCGCGCAGTATCACGCTCACAAGAAGACAAGACCCCTGAAGAGGTGGCTGTCGGTCGCAATGTATCTGACTACTTGAAGAGGATTGGTGTCTATGGAAATTGAATACCAACTAACAACGTCTCACGACAACCTAACAATCGTTTCTGTCTACGGTCACAACGATGGGGCAAGCGCTATTCCATCCATACAGAAGTCTGTCAAAGAACTGCCCGGCTCACAAGGGATGCTCTTGTCTATTGA